CTAAAATGTATAATGTTCTCCGTTCTCAAAATTGCTTTCTCTTTCTTTCTCTGTTTCGTAAGAGTTACCTTCTTCTAGGTCAGTTCTAAAGAATTTTTTCCAGTTCTTACCATAGAGAAGATACATAGTATTTTTATCTGCAATCCAAAGAGTTTTACCTTCAACATAAAAAAGATAATCTGTTTTCTTTCCTTCTAAGGCAACTGTAACATAATCTTCAAAATCTGCAATCCAACCAATTTTAACATTCCTCATTATCTGAATCGTGTTTATTTCATGGAAAACTCTTTTTATGTTTATGTTTGCCTGTGAAATAAACTGTATCTCATATCTTCTTTCTGTTATCATTTTTCTATTCCTCCTAAAAGAAAAAAGAGAAGTAATTACTCCTCTAGTTTTTCATTATCTCCTGTGTTGTCTTTGAACTTTATTTTATCTCCGTAGTATATCCAGATATGGACATTCTCACCATCTTTTGTTCTGAAGTCCAGAGAATCAGAATTTGATTTTTCTATAGTAGGTTTATTCCATGAGGAAAATAAGATGATAGACCTGCTATAGTCATCTCTTACCCAAATAACATACTCTGGTTTTTCTTTGTCATCTCCTGCTTTTACTGAATGTTTTTCTATTTCATATATCATAGTTTCATAGCTCCTAGAGATTTTTTTTTCTCTCTAATAATATATACAGAAATACAGTAAGTTAATATAGATATAACTATAGTTAGCAGAAGTTATATAATTCTGTAATTGTAACATAAATATCATTTCCTATAGTAAAGTATTATGATAATTTTTTAATTTGAAATTCTTGTCAATTGTTAATTTCTTTTATATAGTTTTGTATTGCCTTATAAAGAGTTATGTAAATGTAACATTTCTTTATATGCAGATATATTAGTATATATATTTCTTATATGCTATTGTCGATATTTAATGTATAACAGGTTATACTCTAAAGCTCATTTTTTATCGACAATTGTTGAAATTACTTCTTTTTAAGTAGATACCTAATAACTTCTGAAGGAGCAGGAATCTCTAAAATAAGAGCTATGCAACAGAAAAAAAGACCTGCAAATAATAACCAAAGACCATTAAAATAATTGAAAGGAGCATGATTAGTAAGAAAAAAAAGATTGATATATTCAGATTGGTTTATTTCTTCCCAGTTGATACCCTCATTCTTTAAAGTAATGTTCTGCAAACAGAAAATCATAAGCAATCCTGAAATGATAGCAAAGGATAACAGTATACTATTTCTGTTTTCCTTTGACAGTTTTTTTAGTTTCATAAATGCTCTCTATAATCTCATCTGTATCGTAATACTTAAAGAAAGGAGTAATATCTAAGACCAGTTTAGTTACATTCTCCTCTCTTTGTCTAGTATCAATAATAGTATATTGTCTAAGATTCTCAACTTCTACCTTTTCATCATTTTCATTAATACGATAAACTCTCTCTGCTATGACAAAAATAGAAGTGAAATTGATAAGTCTAATATCTGTTTCTTCAAAATTCTGACAGGTAAAAATAATACAGATATTTCTTTTTCTGCTCTGTCTTAACAAAGTAGAAAGAGCAATATTTTCTTTTTTAGAACTTCTCCTGCAATCCATGAATAAAGTTATTTCATCTATACAGAGAGTTGCATTTTTATATTTCTCTGCTGTGTCAGTATTTAAGAAGTCCTCTATCAATAAAGGTTTATACTCAATCTCCTTCAGTTTAAAGTTTGCATAGATGGGTCTACTGTTTAAATAATCAATCAATATGCTCCTGACCATAAAGACAGTTTTCCCATCTCCCATAAATCCTTCTATTCCAATAATCATAAAACTCCCTTAGTATATTCAGGTAACTAAACAGATAGAAGATAAAACAGGTTAAGAAAAACATAGAGAAACAAAGAAGTATGAAATCAATATTCTTAAAGAACAAATCAAAATTAACCATGAGAGCATTAACAACTAAAAGTATTTCTCCTACCTTAATCAAAGACTTAGAAGTTTTCTTTTTCTTATTATTATTCTTCAGATTTCCATACAAGAATATTCTATGGGTAGGGTTAATCCTTTCTATAGAGAAAGTCTTAAACTCTGTTAAGTTCCTATGCTTGATAAATGTTTTACATTCAGGAAGATTGTTTTTTTCCAGTATCTTATTGAATATTCTTTCTTCTTTCCTGCTCATCTTACCTCTTACAGAAAGAAATATATTCTGCTAAATCCTTTTCATCATATTTTCTTTTAATCCATTCTTTTTTAACCTGCTCTATCATATCATTACATTCATTTGGATAAAGCTCCATGTTCTCTTTCTCTAGGACAATCGAAACTATACCTAAGAGCTTATTCTTAGATACTCCATGTATAGCTACTTTAATAAACTTCATTCCTGCTCTATCTGAAAACTTCAAAATTAACTCCTCCTTTCTTTTTCTTTTTTCTTATCATCATTCCTATTATAAGAGTAGCAACTCCTACAGTAGAAGAATAAGTAGTCAGTTCTTCCTCTGTATAACCTGTTACATTTCCTCCTCCTTCTCCTGTGAAGTTTAACCAGATATGATTTCCTGTTTCACTACTATAAGCTGTTTCATACTTACCAGAAACATTAACAGTATTATTATAAACAGTTAAGGAAGTATTATCACATTCAGTTACTCCAGAGCAATTAAGAATTAATATAAAAGAATAATTAAAAGTCCTGTTAAAACCAAAGTAGTTACAGGTAACATTCCAATTATACACAGTATTATTTACTAAAACGAAATTATCTACTGGAGACGTAGAAAGAAAATTATATGGTTGGAAAATATTTACAGATACTGATTTATTAATACATGAGTTATTATAATAAACCATAGTATCTTCAAAAGTTACATTTAACTCTGCTCCTAAACTATAATCTGTTGTGTTCTTATCAAAAGACAAATTGATATACGGAATAGTCAAAGAACAGGCAGAAGATTTATCGTAATACAATATAGAATTATTTGCAGGAGAAACATTACTGATAGACCAATTTAAATTTAAAACAGTTCCCCATACTTGAAACATACAACTTGTAGAGTAAGTATTTCCCCATGTTGAACCATAATTATTAGACATATATGTTGAACCTCCTGTATATCCTGAATTGTAATAATACCAATCATATCGTGATGAAGTTTCAATAGATTGATTTAACATTACTGCATATTTAGTATCGGGCAATAATGGTAAATACGCAGTAACATTGATATCGTTCCATCCTGCTGAATAATCTGCATATGGCATAAGGCCATACGCAAAAACAACATCTTTGTTTGGTTTATTGGTTGTAAGGTTGAACTCAACTATTTTTACAGATAAAGGATTTGGAGTTCCATAAGAAGAAAGATATACACTTATATTTGTAGGAACATGACCAATATTAAGACCTGTTGCTCCTACAGTAAATGCTTGTGCATACCAATATTTACTTCTTATATCATAATTAGAATATGAATAACTTTCACTTCTCTCAAATTTAGAACTACTTGCAGAAACAATAAAACTAAGATGAGTAATAAGAATACCTATCATAATGATATATGTATAGATGACTAATAGTCTTTGTTTAGTTTTCATTATCTCCTACCTATAAGCTCCATCATTCTTTTATGTTCTTCTTCTTTATCTCTCCTGATTGCCTCTGCTATCTGTATAAGCTCTTTTCTTCCTCTCCCGTCATCTCCAGAAATCCTATATCTAGGGAATAGTTTAATGAAATGTTGAAAGAACTTTATGTCATAGATTTGACTTCCCCAGTTGATGACAGAAAGAGCAATAACCTGTCTATTAGTCAAAATAGTATTTGCCTCAAGATTAGTAGGATTATGCAACAGCTCTAAAGCTCTCATTAAATCAGTTGTGTTCTTGTCATGTATAACCTGACTTTGACCTTTCAGTATATCCTTCTCTATAGCAGTTTTTTCTATCATGTTTCACCTAATAGTAATAAGAGATTGCTCCTCCTATGATAGTAGAAATAAGAGTTACGATAACTAATAACATAGTGATAAGACCATACTTAAACTTCTCATCTATCTTTGTAAAATTCTCCGACAGTTTTCTATCAGTAAATGTATCCAGTATTTTAGAATCATATTTCAATCCTTTAATCTTCTGTATAGTCATAGTTTGTTTTTGTCCTTCTAAATCAATAAAGGTTACTTCCTCCATACATCTCTCTACATTCTTCATAGACATAGGAGTAGATATACCTTCAAGATAAAAGCATACTCTCATTCCATTTTTAGCTATATGTATGCTCTCATTCTCTATAATGTATACTCCTTTATTGAACTTAAAACTGTCAGTTGTATTATCAAATTTACGATAAAGGAAATAAGCTCCTTTGTTTTCAGAGAAGATAATGCAGAGCAATCTTTTTTTCTTCTCTGGAACTTTATTTGTTTCTCTTTCGTATCTGAAAGTTCTTCTATCAGGAAAATCTTTCCTCTGTAATGCTTTATCTATTTCAGTTCTTAAAATATCTGTTTTCATAGTTTCACTTTCCATAAAAGTTATATGCTATCGTATATATTGAACAAAGAGCAATAGCTAAAGTTATTGCATAACCAAATACTAGACCTTCAAAGAAAGAAAGAGCAGAAATATAAATCATAAAAGGAACTGCTACTATGAATTGTAGAACAGAGTAACCTAAATCATGCTTTTCTAAAGAAGTTTCTAGTAGATAAATCCAGAGAATAAACATTATCAATAGATAGATTATATCCATGTTCTCTTATCTCCTAAACATTAGTAAATGGTATCATGTTTTCAACTATGATAGATAAAACATATATCTGCAAAGCAGATATTAAACCAGTAATAGCTCCTACGATAGCAACTATTTCTATAGGCACTCCTGTATTATTAAATACTAAAGAAATAGTAGTAGCAAATGGAATAAAACCAGTAGCAAAAGAAGAAATTAAAAGAAGAACATCAAATGTTTCGTTAGCAATCATAGACATAAGATTATATCCAGTAGCTATAACTACCGCAATAATAGAAATGAACATATACAGGTAGACTTTAGGAAGAACACTTGCCATGCTCTTACTCCTCTCCCCCTACTTCTAGCTTTCCTGATTTCCATAATATAAGAAGTATCAGAGCAGAAAGAGTAACTACTACTAAAATGCTCCATGCAGGGAAGAAATCCATGATAATAGTAACTACAAATCCTATGATTGCCATTACCATATAAAGAAACTGTGGAATAGAGTTAAGGTTAGCATTATCTCTTTTGACCATAAGGACAACTAAGAAAGGAGAAAGAGTAAAGATTATTATAATAAGTATTCCTGCAAAGTAACTATATGGAGGGTCAATAGAAAACGGTAGTCCTCCAATACCTCCTCCTCCTTCTTCTTCTGTATCACTAGAATATACAGAAACAGAAACATTTTCTGCTAAGAATATTTTACTACCGTTCTCTAATTCAAAAACTAAAGAAAATATATGTATTCCTGTTTTTACAGGAGCATATCTAAAACTAAATGTTTGCTCCTCTCCTACATCTTGTATTTTCATGTTATTTAACATTACATAGACATTTTGAAAAGCATAAGGATGATTACCATAAACTGTTATATTAGTTCCTACTTTAGCATTTTGTCCAAATCTTTGACCATAGTCTATTTGTAGAGTAGCAACTATTTCAGTTAATAGTTTAACATGAGTGTGAACTTCTCCTTTAGCTATATATATGCTCCCTACTTTAACAAATAGTTGCCAATAATCAAAATAGTTTTTATTCGCAGGTTTATAGTAAAAAGAAGAATCTGTAGCATTACCTGTTATATTTCTATAGTATATATTATTATGGAAATCATAAGTATCTTGTATGCTATCAAATAGAGCAATTGCTCCATCATAACCAGAAGGATTAGTATATGTATAATATACATTATATCCTCCATAATCAAAAGTCATAGGAGGCAATGAATATATATAATAATCTTGAAATTCTGAGCTAGGATTTTCTATAACATCAAAATATCTTGTTTGAGTTACTGAACCTGCTATTGAAAGATTAACGGTATAATTCCCTACTGTAAGAGGAATATATCCCCATACTCCTTTGAAATCTATTATTTTAAGAGGAAAGCCATAAGAAGTTATCTCTGTTGCTCCTTTGTATAGTTTAACATAACTCAATACTGATAAGTCAGTAACTCCATAAGCTATAGAAACAGTTTCATGTAAATAAAAAAGAGGAGAGCCAGAAGTATTAAATTTCATATTGTTTCCAAATACATTTACATATCCATAAGGAGCAGGGTTTTCAGGATTTGGAACTGCATCCATAAGGTAATATAAAAGAAAACAAAACTCATTAGCATTATCAGTAGTTGAACCATCAAATAAACCATTATTGAAATGTGTTACAGTTCCTTTTTTACTCTCTCTATCTCCATCTCCGTCTACATCTCCTCCATACATCATAGGAGAATATGGATAACCAGAGGGTTTTTTTAATGCAGAATACCAATCTATCTGTATCTTCTCATTATCTAAAACTAAAGGATTAGAAGAAAAATCAAATCTAATCATAACAACTTCAAAATCTATAGTAGGAATAGTTATATTATACATTAAATCAGGAGTATATGTAAAACCATTAATACAGATATTATATCCCCATGCCCAGTTTTCGTGATAACTAGTTAGAGGTATATCAATACCGTAAAGTTCTCCTGTGAATAACTCATCATATCTATTTTCTTTTTCTTCTGCAATCGTGCTTACTGCATAGACAGGTAATTTACCTAAAATATTATATTGTGAAAAATCAGAAGAACTTTCTTCTCCTTCTTCTGTATAAGAACTAGAAATAACAAAATTGAAATCATCATACCAATCTGTTGCTCCACCACCGACATTGATAAATTTTATGCAATCAATTCTATATCCTTCATTTATAGCGGTTGCATTTCTACATGAACTTCCTGTTGTCCATGCTCCATTATGTCCATCATAATAACCCATATCACCAATTGAGTTTTCAACTCTCCATCCTATTGTTGCCCATAAACCTAACCACCATTGACTTTCGAATTTAACCCATGTTCCAACATCATTTAAATAAAATGAACCTGTTGGGTCAGTATTTTTTAAATAAAATCCTATAATAATATTACTCACACCTAATGTTTTATTATAAAAATATATGTATGTGCTGAATGAACCTCCCTGTTTCTTCACCCAAAAAGTTAAATTTGTCAAATAAGAAGATGTTCCATAACTTAAATTCATAAAACCATATTGACCATTAGCATTTGCACTTATAAGAAAAGACTTTGTTCCGGCATATTTATCACCTGTTGTAACAGAATAAGCATTATAATTACCATTTTCTGTATAAAAAATATCGCTTTCACTTAATAATACTTGATTTCCTGTTACACTGCTTTCCATACCATATGCAATAGTTGTGCTACCTGCATTAACAGGGTCTATAAAACAAAAAGATACCATTAGATAACTAGAAAGTAATGTTAAAACTAGAGCTATATTTTTTATTTTCATATCTTCTTCTTTCTCCTTAGAGGGAAAAAAAGAAATGAAAGAAGGAAATAGATTTGTATTCTATTTCTTTCTTAAGAGCTGAAGAAGGTCTTAACTGAATTATAGATAAGTCCAAATGCTATGATGATAATTCCCAAAGTCATAACTAGACTTAAACCCATAATTCCAGATAAGTTTTCGTCTGCTTGAACATAGACTACGAAAGCTCCTGCTGTTGGAAGGAGAGCTATTCCGACAATAAACTCAATAACTGATTTAATGACCTGTTTCATTTCCTTTTTCACCTCAATAAAAAGAATGAAGTAAGAGCTTAAATATTTTTTCCATGCTATTTATTAGCATACTCTGTTATCGGTATAAACCTTTTACATTCAGTTACCTTTTCAGAGTATTCGTTACAGAGAGGTTTTCTCCAACAGTTCCAACAGAGAGATTTTTTAAAACTCATTTCATCAACTCAAATCTGGAAATATTTAGCTCATTCTTCAATACTTTAGATACAATATCTAATACTATTAATGCTCCCATATAATCAATTTCGTTATCATCAAAGTATACACAGATATGTTTTACTGCTTGTGTAAATTGTTCTTCACTTATATGATTCTTTATCAAATCCATTCTCATAGTCATTTTTATATCTCCTCTTTTTACTTTTATATCCATTCAGTTCATTACAATAGGAAAGAATTAAAGCTAAATGAACTGGTTTATAGAAAAAATGTTTCTTAGGAAGAAATAACCACATAGCTAAATCTTCATTATAAAACAAATCTCCTATCTTTCCTAGTCTTTCTCCTTCTATAGAGATAATGTCTTTATCTGTTTTCCTGAAAGATAATAACTCCTCCATAGTTACCTCCTAAAGATATTTTAAAAGCATTTCAACTAAAAGAACAGTCAATACAAAATAAATCATAATAAAATTTCCTGCTATTTCCCTATCAGTTAATTCTCTCATTTTATCCTCCTATAAAAAAGAAAAAAGAAGGGAGGCAATACCCTTCTAGTTCTCTCCTAACTTCACCTCAAAGACTTTCATAGGACTTAATGGAGTTTCTACGAAATCAATTAGAGTTATTTGAATATAACAGGGAACTGTTACATTTAACAAAAGGTCATCTAATTGAGTAGACCCATGAAATCTTTTTATTTCGTTTTCAAAGGTCTTTAAAGTATAGATACCTATATCATATCTGCTTGATTTATCTTTACTCATTAAAAGACCTGTTATAGAATCTCCTACTTTCTCAAATCTGAAAAAGTTTTGAGATTCTATCGTTTTCCAGCTTTTAGGAGCTTTCATTTTCTCCATTTTTATTTCTGTTTGTTCTTTCATAAATTACCTCCTTAATATATGTTAAAGGAGTAGAAGTATGGTTTAAGAGGAGATGATAGGAGCTACTTAGATGGGTCTACTTCTACTCCAATAACTCTGATTATTCATCTTTTTTAAGCATAAGGTCTATCTTAATATATTGTCCTGCAATCAATCCTATAATAAAAAATAGGATTCCTATTAATAAAGTTTCTAGCTCTGTCATAAATTACCTCTTTTCATAGTTTTTTCTATCAATTATAGCAACATTATTGCTCTGACATATAGGACAGAAAATATCAATATCCATATTGCTACATTCATATCTATATACCATAGGTCTTAATTTGAATTTGAATTTACAATCTTGACATTCCCTAAATAAACCTAAATCATTCTTCATAATAATCTTGATATGCTTTCTTAGGTAAGAATTGACCTTTCCTATATTTTCTTATCTTATTCAGCTTAGAATCAAAGATAAAGCTATCTTCTTTAGCTATGAATACCCTTCTATTATTCTTAAAGACCTTTGCCTCAAGATATAAACTCTCCTTTTGTTCTCTTACTTCTGCTTTTTCTTCTCTTGTTTCTCCTACTACTCCTTCTTTATGCAATATCTCCCATGCTTTTTCTAATTGGTTTTTAGTAGGAAAAAGTTTTTCACCCTGTGAAACTCTATATTTTAATATCTGCATTTGTATTCTTAACTCATTCTTTGAACTAGGAGGAGCATTTCTAAAATCTAGCATAAGCTGTTTATAAAAAGGTTTATACTCATCTGATACTCTCATTTTATAACCTCTAAATATCCATGTTTTTCTGATTTGTATAAATGCAATCTCATCATGTAGTTATCATCAAATCCTTTTTCTGGAGGAGTTTCTAAAAGATAATCAAAGAAAGTATGGAGAGCTAAAGCATGGCATAGACTTTTTTCATAAATATTATTTTCACTACATAGTATTTCTTGAAGTTTCTTTTCCTGTCCTACTCTTAAAACAAAAAATCCTCTTTTGAAAGCTAATCTTTTAAAATCTTTATCTACTTCTTTACTACATTCCATTATCTGATTTAAAATAGAAAAAGGTATTTTATCCAAAGAAAAAGCATTATATCCATTAAGAGTTTTTATCAAATAAATATCAGATAAAGAAAAAGTATGTTGTATATTCCTTAATTCATTCTTAACTTTCATCAATCTTTTACTGTCATAGTCAAAGAAAGGGAGGAAATAACCATTATTCGTTAAATTAGTCATTCCTAGACATTCTTTAGAATTCCTATCTGTTGGTTTCCTTTTCACATTCATTTAAAAAACTCTCCAAATCATTCAATAGACTTTCTCCTAACTTATTATTCAATTCATAAGCTCTTATCAAAAGGTCTTTCTCTCTCTTAGGAATATCTGCTTTTTTCCATTTAACTAAAGTCCTATCTAAATTTGTTTCATGGTAACAGGTATTAATAGAAATTTCATTCATAATTCTTCTTAATTTTTCTAAAACTCTAGCTTTTCTGGATAATTTATTAACTGAAGATAAAAACCAAACAGCTTTTTTTTCCTTCTCTGTTAATTTTTTATAAGAACTATTGGAATGACCACGATAAGTTTTTGATATATTCATTTCTTCTCCTTTAGGAATCAT